ATTGGTGTAGACTTGGTTTACTTTTCTTGATAACGGAAATTTCTGATTAATAAAGTTACCGAATTGAGTAGACATAGCACCTGCATTCCATTCATTGTTATTAGATGCTTTTTCAACTGACATCTTACATGGAATTGATCCAACTGAATCCCAGAAGAAACATAATTCATAAGGTAGTTTACCTTTCTTTTGTTCATCTAGAATATCGGCTACAAATGCTGCTACATCTTCAATCGTCCCTAATTTCTCTCTATCTACATATAAGAAGAATCCATCATAATCTACTACCTCTCCTGTATCTTTATCTGCTACTTCTTGGAATTGAAAACCCATTTGACGGGCATGCTCCCAACTCCATTTCATCTCTGTAATAATTAATACAGGTAAGATTCCCATCTTCTGTGCCGACACTGCTGCCTCCAGTAAAGCGGTTGTCTTACCTGTATCAGAATGACCTCTCAACAGCGTTATATGTCCTTTCGGTATTCCAGGTACAGAAACTGTATCCTTGAAAGCTTCCGATAAAGGTATCCATTCTTGGGTTTTAAACTTAACCGGTGATGATGCTAGGTTTTTGGATTTCTTAAACCCGCTTAAATCAGGTAGTGTATTGATCGCATCGGATAACTTTGCATTTAGGGATATACCCTTGTCTGCTTTGGCCATAAACTGTTAAATTGATTGGTTTTAATTAAAATGGTAAATCGTCGTCTGATTCTATTTCTTTAGCCGGTTTAGTAGGTGCAAATATATCATCGAAGGCTTTATCTACATCTAATGGAGATGCTTTCTTACCTAATGAATAATTTGACTTTACTTTTTCTACTGGTGCTGCTACAGTGGGTGCCGGTGTTTCAGCTACTTCTTCTGCTTCAGAAGGATTTAACCATTCTAGTAATGAGTTTTTCATCTCATCATACCCGTACTTTTTAAACAGGTTCATTGGATCTGGTTGGTTTTGTAACCAAGCCTCTACATCTTTACCGTTTGGTGATAGAGGTGTGATCTTAGTTCTAACTCTAACCTTTGATTGGTTGAAACCGGTACCGTTAGTTGCTGCGTCAGTAGTTTCGATTGTTAAATCTCTACCTTCTACTGGATCGGTATAATCTTGTACATCTTCGTCTTCAGCGATTGCTAGTAACTCCATGTAGATTTGTTTACCGAATTCCCATAACCTTACGCCTTTTTCTTCTTCACCTCTTACGATAACAGGTGCGAATACACGCATCTTAGGTGCTAGTTTTTTAGCCATCGCCCAGTTGTCTTTGTCGCTAGTCTTTCTTAGCTGATCGGCAAATTCAACGATTGGGTCTTTCTCACCGAAGTTGGCTAGTGAGATCATTGTACGGTTTCCTACTCCGTAATGGAAAAATAATTCCTTAAAAGGATTGTGCTTGTCGTACATCGAAGGTACTACTCGAATAGCATGTTTCCCTACACTGGGCTTCCAGATTAGCTGGCTTAAATCTTTTCTGTTTCCGGGACTGTTTTTTTGCTGTAAGGATGCAAGCTTACTCTTAATTGCTGTTAAATCCATGTTTGCTGTTTTTTATATAATTGTGAATATTTACTATAGGTCTAATATAGATACTTTAAGTCAAACTATCAACTTTCTTTTACGGTAAAAACACCTTGTTTAATTCTAATAATATACAGCGTTTATATTGCCGTATCTAAATAATATACGGACTTCTAGTTAGGTTAGCAACTTTTTCTTAAATTAAAGTGCTACAATCTTAAAAATCTTTGTTTTCAGTTGTCTTAGATCAGGACCTTGGGTGAGTAAAACGGTGTTACGATGGTCTTGCCAGTTTATTTTAAATTGAGGATCTACGGTACCGCCGTTTAAGGTACGTATTAGTGCATTTAAACCATTGATGGTATATAATGTATTGGATTCTTTCTTTCTATGTAGAAGTATGGTGTTCTTTAAAACACTACTACTTGAATTATGCGGGTCAATATTATAGGTAATAAGAAACTCTTCACCATCCACTATCTCCAATACAAATATTTTGTTGTACAGAATACTGTAGTGTGCTGTAATGGTTGTAAGAGTATCGTCTAAGATATCTTTAGCAGTAAAGGTGCAAAATAATTTATTGCTCAATTCGAATATGTTTATCTGTTCTGTCATAACTTTTATTTATTTTTTAATCTTTTCTTATCCTTAGTTTAAGTTAAACTTATTAATTAAAAGTAAAGTAGCTTATCAACTGGAGATCCTAATTCGCTTGCTAGTTCTTTCATCTCTCTTTCTATTTCCTCTGTTTCTTGTGGTCCTGCATATTCCTTATAGTATACATCTAGCCCGGCTAACTTATCAAAAGTGTCGAACCATTCTTTACCTTTTTGTGCTACAATCTCATCTGCCAGTTCCTGTACTTTAGCTTCTGCATGTTCTACTCCCTCTCCATACCCCTGGTCTACTGTATACTTATAATCTATATAATCTTCTAACATAGATTTAAGATCCATACCATTTTCTTTTACTATACCTGCTAATTCCTGCATTCTCTCTACTTGATTCTGCGTTGATATCATCTGTCCTTAGTTTTATATAATTATAAATAGCTTGTTCTTGTAAGGGAAGCATAGTCTTTACCTACTTTTACTTTAGCTTTAAACCCTTCTCTCTCGATTACCTCTTTAATTTCTAGTAGCACTTCTTTACCGTCTTCTAGTGAAAAATCTAATAAAAAAGAATCGTAAACCACTAATACTACCTCACTCTTATACCTATTTAGGATTGAATTAATCTCGATCAAGAAAGTTACATTTTGTCTAGTTTCCTCGTTCTGTATACTATAGTTAAATAGTTTCTGTGGATTCAAAGAGATCTTTGGGAGATGTAAGGCTCTCCCTGTTCTCAATATAGTTTTACCTGTTTCTTGATACTCTATCCACAATCTATCTATGTATCTTTCTATTTCCTGGAAGAATGGTACAGATTTATACTCTTTCTGTACTCCTCCGTAGATCTGTTTAAAGGATATTGCTTTGGCTTCTTGATATTCATCTTCTGTTAATTCTTCTTTTTGAAAATAATGTGTACCTAACTGTGTGTGAATAGATTCGGCGGTATCGAATTTATATCCAACCAGTTTTGCAATTAGAGCTAGATGATAGGCTTCAAAGTCAAACTCCACAAATAAATCATTCTTAGGTATAAATGCCTGTCTTGAAGAATCCTCTTTATTGAGTGCAAGGAAATTTATGGCATTAAATGCATTTGTAGGTCTAGCAGTCAGGTTGTAGAGGTTATAGGAAGTGTAGATTATGTCATCCTTAATTGAATAAGGTCCCCAAGTTGGTTCATAATACTTATCAAAGATAGCTGGATTTATTTTAATCCCGCTACTCTCTATTCTACTGTATTCTCTAGCTAGATCAGTATTAAAAGTTGTATCTTCTTCCTTTCCTATATAGGCTTTAACCTGGTCATATAAACATTCACATTTTTCATAATGCTTGGATACTGGGATAATACTATTGAGATTTGAGAGTAGAGAATGGTCGGTATAGTAGTGCTGTATAATTTTAGGTGTACATTCAAAGATAACGTGTTTATTTTCCTGATCTAGAATAGTTTGATTGATATCAACTATACTATCATGCTTAATGAATCTAGATGTCAGTTTTTGATCTTGACAGTATATCTTCTTACAACCGGCTAAAAATGCTTGGACTTCTTCTAGAGTTAAAGATAGAGTCTCACTATGATTAATAGCTAGGATATACCCGCTATACTTATCTCTTATATAAATAAGACTAACGTAATTTAATTCAGGATGATAGTTATCACTACCTAATATAACCTTTATATAACAATCTTCTCTTAAGACTAGCCTAGCTAGCTGCTCACTCGTTTCTACTATGTAAAACATCAAAACCTTTTGTTGTAAGTTATGAACTTATTTTTACATTTCCAACTTTTTTTTTTACATATAAATTCTACCTTGTATACCAAGACACATTACCTTAATTTCTTCTTCAGTATAGTTTTTGGAAAGCGGGGTATTTGATATCCGAAGACCTCCACCTATCTGCAAATCTTGAGGTACAGAATCAACCTTAGTGTCACTTGCATAAAGACTTCCACCTACTTTTAAACCTTTAGGTAGAGAGGTGATTCTAGTAAGGTTTATATCAAGATCTCTACCTACTATTAATCCTTGAGGTAGAGAAGTAATTAAAGTGCCGGTTAACCAAAGAGTACCGCCTACTTTTAAATCTTGAGGTACAGAATCAACCTTAGTGTCACTTGCATCAAGACTATCACCTACTTGTAAACCTTGCGGTAAAGAAGTGATTAGAGTATGCTGTAGCCAAAGACTTCTACCTACTTTTAGATTTCTGGGTAGAGAGGTGATTGGAGTATCGGTTAGATTAAGATCTCTACCTACCACTAATCCTTGAGGTAGAGAAGTAATTTTACTGTCGTACAAATCAAGATCTCCACCTACTTTTAAATCTTTAGGTAAAGATGTAATTGGAGTATCAACTAAATAAAGACTTCCACCTACTTTTAAATCTTTAGGTAAAGAAGTGATTTTAGTGTTACTTAAATAAAGACTTCCAACTACGTTCAAATCTTCAGGTGTTAAAGATTCAGGATCATGAATAAGCTTGTACTTAAGCGGTTTTCTGCGATTTTCTTTCTTTTCTAGAAAATCAAAAAATTGATGTATGTGTGTATTCATATACTAATAAATAGCTATGAAGGTTTACTAAATTTAGTATAGTTACCTCCAATATAATCTGTTAGACCTTGAAAGGTTGGTTCTTTAGCTGCTACAAGTCTTGTATTTGTATCAATGATACCGGCGATTGGATATTTACCTGGAGGTCTAGTATTATGTAAAGGCCCGATTAACTGCCACAATACACCTGTAGCCTGATAAGTTACATAATCATAAACACTATCGGCAGTCTGTAAAGAAGTGTAGGTAGGCTGGTCTACTTCAATAACAAATCCGGCCATAGTTCTTTTCTTGGCAAAATACCTTGTGAAATAACCTGCTTTATAATCTTGATCAGTTGGTTGAGGATTAAAAGATTTAGGTACTTGGAAAGTAGCTAAATTAGGTACAGTTGTAATAGAGTTATAAGTTTGATTTGCTGTAATTTGCTCGGCAGTAGCATTTGGATCTATAGTCACAGGTTGAATCAGTACAGGTTGTAACTTCAAAGAAGGACCTGTAATAGGGTCTGGTCCACTAAAAGTGTTTCCATCATAGGTTGTATAGTACAGTCCTTTATAATCATTACCATTTAATGTAAACTCACCACCTTGGGTCTTTAGACCAGTTTGTACTCTATTTGAAGGATAATATCTAATTGGCATGAGATTAAACGATTTTATTTATTTCAGCTAATGTCGTATTTGGTGTTATAGTCACACCTTGTTTTTTAAAATAACCTACTACAAAATTAGCATATTGAGGAGGATTATTACCATCTGAAACAGGTGCGTAATTAGATAAATACTGAAGTAATGTATCAGTCGGTTTATAATATTGAGACGTGCCATTAAAAGCTCCTTTTAAGACTTTATTCCACTGTGCCTGAATACCAGCTTCAAGAGTTGGGAAAGTTTTAGTTCCAGTACCGGTATTGCCGACATTACCTGGGTTATTTGTTCTGTATGATTTAGATCCAGGGAAGAATCCTTCGTTCTGGGCTTGTGCCGATAGTAGTAATTTAGCTCCTTTACTTATGCTAGGAAGTGCTTTATTTAGTGCCGGTATATAAATATCTTGAATTATCTTACTTGGACTTACATTACGTATTTCAGCTGGTGGTGGGACAGCTCTAGGTGCTGGGTTAGGTGGAGAAATACGGGCACTAGTTGGAATGTTGATCATTAAACCTCTAACTGAAGTAGTCCATTGATTACCTTCTATAGTATGACTTAGACCTGCAACTGTAAATCCGATTAACTGTTTTCTCTGTGGAGATAAGTACTGTACCGGTAACCTATTGGCCGGGATTGTAAATGCTTCAAATAAAGGTATACCTGCTATTCCATCTAAAGTCATATTTAAAGCCAGAGGAAGAACACCGTTTGCTGCAATATGATCGGCAGTAGTACTATTACCGTTTTTAATCTTTAATAGAGCATCTTGATAGTAGTTCTGAACGCTACCTACACTATCTATTGGAATTTGTATAGTTTTAACAGGACTTGAGGTAAAGCCGTATACATGATTGAAAAAGCTATTAACTTGATTTGCTAATGAAACTAGATCATCCTGTTCTTTTTGAGCTTGTGCAGCTGCTGTTTCTTGTTGTTGTTTTTCTTGAGCAATATCTTCAGCAGATTTAGTCGTCGTATTAGTAGCTGCTGAAGTATCTGTTTTTAAACTTGTATTATGTCTTAGTCTATCACGTAACCTATTATTAAGAGTTACGAATGCACTAACATCCATATTTGTACCTGTTGGATTATTATTAGGGTTACTAGAATCATACATTGCTTGAATAGCAAGACTGCTGCCATACTTCGTACTAACTTCTGTTTTCAGACTAAGCTCTCTCACAGTTTGATTCTCTAACCCGGCTACGTTAAGTGTTGGTATAGTTTCCGGGAAATCTTGTGTCTGTACATCTACAACTGACATAACATCCGAAGTTGGATCAGCTCCATCTGTAATTAATTGTAACTGGTTTATACCTCCAAGTGCTGTTGAAATTCCATCTAGAATTTCTTTTACGTAGCTAGCTAAGTTAATATTTTTAGTTTTTTGATCTTGACCTAATTGTTTATCGTATAAACTTAGAAGGTAGTCTACATTAACCATTACATTTAAAGTATCCCCTACGTATGCACTATCATTTTTATGGTTTGTTTTTTGAGATGTCACTGAGTGTAAATACGATATATTTAACGCTTTAAGTTTATCGTTAACTGTACAACCAGTTGCACTTGAAATAGGGTATGTGATTTTAGAGATATCAACACCTTTAGAAGTAAATAACGTAGTGAAATCCGAAAAATTTGTAGTTGTATCTATAATACATACACTTGGATCTGTTGATAATTGCTGTGGAATTCTTAGACAGGTGCTTGTGTAGGGATTGAAATCTATGTACTGCAAAGGAAGCCCAGAGCTATCAGATCCTTGATATGTTAGACAGGAGTTATTAATATAAGCTAATAAAAGGCTTAACGGTATATAACAAAAGAAAGATTGAGTACTTTTTAAAGTGTGATTCGGAACTACGGTTCCTGCTAGAGTTGTGTAGATTACAAAATCGTCGATAGTTAATGGTTTAAGAGATTTTCGTAACTCTAACTTCTCTGCATTAGTTGCTTTCATATACTTGGTACTAAACCCATAAGTTATCCTGTCGGATAGGCTATTCACCGGGGCGCTAGGGTCTAATTTATCTAACATCTTCAATCTTCCGGAACTAAAACATTGTTTTACTAAAGTTTGAAATCCTGCAATATCCGGTGTTGTAGTGCTAACAGCATTTTTATTAGCAAAGTTTCTTACCTTTGTCAAGAAAGATTTTAAAGCCGAATCTATTACTTCCGGGTTAGTTTGATTAACTGTAGTTTCATCTACAGGACCTGTTGTGACAGGCATATTAGCATTACTGTTAATTTTTAAAGATTCAGCAAGTGAACCAGCACCTGTAAACTTAACACTACAGTCATAACTACCGTCTCTATTTTGAGTCCAGTCGTAATTTGTAACCATACCAATCATGGCATCATAGTTATATCCGCTCTGTTGTCTCTTTATTTTTATTTGTTCTTGAACATCAGTATAGGTGATTCCGGGTTTTTGAGTATTAATAGTCTGAAAGATATCGGTATGTACATGACCTACATTATCAACAAATACGGTATGCCCCCATTCAATTAGACAGTAAAATCCTAATCTAAAATAAAGCATATCTAGAATGCTTAACTGGTTTATATTCCAGGCTTTTAGTTTAACTGTTGCTGAATAAGCTGCTCCAACTGGAGGTAATGCTTCTGCTGTAAAGGATGTAATTCCGGGCATTGGCCTATAACCCAACTCCTTAATACCTCCTGCTCCATAAGCTCCTCCAGGTGTACTAACCCCATATCTCGGGGTATCATTTACAAGACCTCTACTATCTACGGAGTTATAAGCTGTACCGCCGATTAGAGTCCAGTCACTAGCAAGTGAAGTTACACTTGAAATAGGTACTTCGTTATCCAGTAAACCTCTAATTATATCAAGACTTCCTGGTCCTATGAATTCTGTAAAGGAAGACATTTTTATCCAGCAGTTTTTATTACTGTTGTATAGAAGATTACTAATACCTCTTGTACCGGTCTGTCCAAGTAGTTCTTGTCTTTTTTCTAATTGGGTAATAATATCTGGTCGTAATGCACCGCCTATAATATTTTCTACTGCCATATAACTTTAATTTATCTTACTGTATTTATTTCTGTATAATTTGTCTGAATAGTCTGTATGTTACTCGGTATTCTTAACTGTATACCCACAGGTGGAGATAAACTATCTCCGGGTAGTGCATTAGCTGATGCTATAACCCACCATAACGTAGTATCTCTGTAATACTCATAGGCTAGTAAATCTAATCTATCACCTACTGTTGTAATAACATAGATATCATTAGAATTAACAGCGATATCTGGATAGATATTATTTACATAGTACTTTCTACCTTCTTGGTTTTTTGTTGTTGATATAGGTTGATATCTATT